TTTATACAAAAAATTCAAAGAAAAGGTGGAATTTACCAAGAATTTGAAGAAATTCTTCCTATACGTCGATGATTACAATTCTTATGAATTGAAACACGAAGAAACCAAGTATCTCAATGCTCTTTATCGTAAATCTGGGGGAAATCGCTTCATCAACTTTGTAAATCGCTTCTGGAACGGGTTTGACGGGTTCACCACTACGGAAGTTAAGCTTGCTGATAGCTTTTTTGATGAATTGGAAAAGGAATTGGAAAACATTCAATTATTCACTGGAGAATGGGAAGGATTTAAGATCGTTTCTGCCATTTCCAAATTCTCAGTCAATGAATTGTCCCATTCCATCATGGAAAATTATAAAGGAGACGCTGTAATTGTCATGAATCCAGACACTCAGTTCGTTTCTTTTAGAAAATACAAGGGATCGGAGGTTGACATTGCTAAAATGGCTGCTAATCTGTGTGACGGTGGTGGCGGCGAATGGGCATCAGGAGGTAAAATCACCAAGGAATTTTTGAAATTTAGCGAAACCTTAACGGAATTATAAATTATGAGTCTAGTAACATACGCAGAACAAGAGTTGGATCGTATTGGCATGACTGCCAATAGCGATGATGAAATGAATAAGAACATGAGGAATCATATCCTTCACATAGTTGATGAATTTGCTAAAGAAGGGCATAGTGGATTTTCCGCTTCCTATGCTTTAGAGTGTATTCAAAAATTATTGAAATTTGAACCATTGTCTCCATTAACAGGAGAAGATGACGAATGGAATTATGTTGGTGATTTGGGTGATGATCCTGTTTACCAAAACAGAAGATGTTCCAGAATTTTCAAAGGTAAAGACGGGAGAGTTTATGATATCGATGGTATTGTTTGGTATGAATGGTATTCCGATGAACATGATTTGGAACCTCGTAAAATAAATTTTACGAATATAGATTCAAGAGTATATAGTGAATTCCCATATATTCCAAAAACAGAATATAAAGATCGAATTCAAAATGATCAAGAAGTATGAGCTTTGATCCATCATCAGAAATTGTGGAAGAGGAAACAAATCACCTCTTCCTTTGCTATTGTTCCTTTGTAAATCATCTCAAAGGAAAAAAATTATCTATTCAAAATGTTTTCGTGACTACTCTCCAAGAAGAAAAACTGAAAACAATATTGAAAACGATATTGTCGCTTGAATCCGATCAGGAATTGGTTAGAGTATTTTTAGACTATGATCCCACAATTTCTCGCAGTAAGTTCATAACAAAATATATTAATTCTGAGCGGAAAAAAAGAAAGAAATGACAGACTTCCAAAAAAGAATTTATAATTCCCATCTCGCCATCTCCCGCAAGATGCGTGATAAACCATTTCGGATTCGCAAGGACTTCTCCGACATGGATCAAACCAAATTGGATCGACTTGCTTCTTTAGAAAGGTTCTTCAATAGCTATCAGAATATTAAAATTGATGATTATTTCTCTGCTCCTTATGTGATTTTTAAGGATGATGATTATTTTGATTTGGAATTCTTCTTGACTTCCAAGGCAAAGAAGGCATACTCTCAATACATGAAGAAGATTGAGATGGATGATCCTGATTCGGAAGATTCTCTTAAACGATTAGTGGATAGTCTTAAATTTGTCAAAAATTTCTGCAAAGAGAAGGGCTTGACATTGGAGAAATATCCTGTATATATTGAGAACGCTCTGCCGAACATGATTGACCATCTAAAGAACCATCACATCAATATGTATGCGCTTCATGCTTTAGGTGTCTCAAAAATCGAGGTGGAGAATCGGATTCTGGATTTTATTTTCTCAGACTTTTGGATCACTTTTCAAAAGACGAAAAACAAATTTCATCTGAGCAAGAAAATGAAGGAATTCTCTCACAAAGCAACAACAAAAATAAACGAACAATTATGAAAGCATTAACAATCCTCACACTTTTAACTTTATCACTTATTGGTTGTAAAAACGAGTCTGTAAGTAACTCATCCACGAGTAATACTAATATCAAAGTAGAATTACTATTTGAGCATGATGGGGTTAAAGTGTATCGGTTTCATGATGGTGGAACCTTTTATTATACTGATGCTAGGGGTAAAACCAAATGGACTGTCAGCAATGGAAAAACAACATCTGATGTGAGTGTGGAAACAGTAGAATAATTCTCAACAAAACAAAATAACAAATAAACTAAAACAATGGCAACTAAAACAAAAAGCAAATTCGGTGCTGCAATGTTCGATTCGATCAAAGCAGCTTTAAACAAGGGTAATGAATCATCTGGTGGACAATTCTCAAATATTATGAGCTTTCCCGCTGGTCATACTTACACCCTACGTCTGATCCCCAATGTGGAGAATCCTGAAAAGAGTCTCTTCCATCATTGGGTTCATGGTTGGAATAGCAAAGCTACGGGGTCTTACATGAGTTTCCTTGGTCTTCAAACCTTTGGTGATCGTGACCCCATCGCTGAACTTCGTTGGAAGCTTTGGAAAAGCTGGAAGGAAGCCAATCCAAAGGCTGAGAACAAGGAATATAAAGCAGAAATTGGTCAAAAGGAACAATGGTTGGTGAATGTTTACGTGATCAATGATCCTGCTAAACCAGAGAACAATGGCACGGTGAAGATTCTTCGTATGGGACCGCAACTCAAGAAAATCATCGACGATGCCACAGAAGGTGAACGTTCTGATGAACTTGGTTGGGATATTTTTGACCCGAATAAAGGACACGATTTTAAAATCGTTGCTGAGAAGAAAGGTGAATATACCACATTTGAATCTTCATTTATCACTACCAAGTCCAAGACTGTTCTAGATGAAGAAGAACTTGATGCGATTTGCAATACCATTCATGATCTGGAAGCTGTTTATTCAGTGAAGACATATGATGAGCTTCAAGAAGTTCTCAACGAACACTTCTTCGTTGGTGAAGAGAAAGAAGAGCGCAAGCCTCTCAAACAAGCCAAAAAAGAAGTGGTAGTAGATGAAGAAGATGATATTCCCTTTGTCCACGAGAAACCAAAAGCAGTAACAAAAACCAAAAAGCAAGTAGTTGATGATGATGAAATTGATGATCTTCTTGCTGGATTAGACGATTAATACAACTGACCCTCCCCATCAATCGGTGGGGAGGGTTTTCCTTTAATAATTATGAATAAAATTCCCGAAGAAATTGAAGCAATGGCATTTTTGATTGGACAATCCAATCAGATTGATCAAATGATGGTTGATAGACCATCAACACTTATCACGTCTACACAGACTTTGAAAAATGGTATGAACGAGTATATTCAAACGCAAAGACAACAACAACAAGCTCTTCACCCTGCTCAGTATCAACAAGTCCCTCAATCTCCATTACCCCAAGTTCCACAGTATGCACCACTTCCACAGTATGTACCAATTCCACAAAAAGTGGATGATGGGCAATTGGAATTGAATTTGGAGCCGACTAAAGTGGAAGAAATTATTAGTTTTTTGAAAGAAATCTCCAATAAGTTGACAAAGCAGAATAATCTGCTAGAAAAGACATATGCAAATCAATCTAAACAGAAAACCGTTTCAGAACCTGTTGTTAAGCTTGTCCCAAATACATGATACATGTGTTTTGGAGATGAAAGATGATGGCATACATGGGATTGCTTCCAGTGAAGATAATTCTATGTATGCTCACGCTTACTTGCGAGGTGATTTTGAGGAAAAAAACTTAAATTTACCTTCTTTGAAAAAGTTTTCCAAAGCTTTGGATATGATTTCATTTGATAATGTCAAAATGAAGCTCAATGGTAATCATTTGGAGTATAAAGATAAGCAGATCAAATTCAAATACCATCTTCATGAAGAAGGAGTTATCACTAGACCAAAGCTATCCTTGGAGAAAATTCGTAATTTTGAATACGACATTGAATTTGATCTGGATTTTGACTTCCTTTCCAATATTCTCCAAAAATCTTCCATCACAAACACCAAAAAATTATATATCTTCACAGAAGATGGTAATTTGGTGTGGAAAGTAGGAGACGAGACTGTTCCAAACAGCGATACTCTGAGTATTGTTGGGGATGAAGTTGAATTTGAACTCAACCCTTTCATTCTGAAGATTGACAATTTGAAATTGCTATCTAAAGTATCGAAGACTGGCAATATATTCAAAATCAATTCTAAATTAGGTGTTGGAT